ATCATGTCAAGCATGCGTTCGATTCCAAGGTTTTCTTGTTCAACGATCTTTCCAAGTCGACCTTGTACTCGCTCGCCTGCTTCGTATTCGTCTGTGCGTTCTACGTACATACGACGTGCCTTATATGGCGATTGCAGTGGATCTGGATTTGGAAAAGTTTCCACTGTAATTGCGCCAAGTATGTCATAGAAGTATGGTGCTTGAATTGCAAGCTGACCTTGCAGATACGGACGTGAACGACCGTCTGCTCCAGGACGCGCCATGGCAGTCAATACAACAGCTTCTAATGGTTGTGTAGGGTGCATTGTTAAGTCACGCAGGTCACGCAATAGCGCACCCATGTGACGAAGTAGCTCGCCCCATTGTTGCATCTTCATTTGTTCAGTGCCCGCAATTGAATCCATGCACTTCACTTGAAGTTCAGAGATGGAATCAATGATTAGTGACTTGAACTGATGTTTTCCAGTTTGTAACCACTGGAATGTCTTGAGAACAACATCATAGTCGCGAACGTTAACGACTACAGTATCCCAGGTGCCATCGGCAACTGGAGGTTCTTCTCTAATAGGGTCCCAGTACTTAACGGTGATAGGTAGGAATCTATGCCCACCCTCAACGTCAAGCATGAGACGCGGATATGGTGCGGTTACCGCGAAGGTTGATTTACCAACCTTTGATTCGCCGTAAACCATGATAGTCAACGAACGTTGTACGTCAGACATCACTGTTTCCTTTCATCTCTGTGTTTGTTTGTAACATTATTAAGCATTGCCCTTCTTCTCTGTTACGCCATAGTAGGCGTATGGATCTGACGGTTGGAACGCATCTTCAAGTGCAGCCTCGGCCGCAGACCCGTCATCAAACATCGGACATATTGAGAAGAATGAGCATTTCCACTTGCAATCGCGTGAAGGACTAGGGTATGCGATAAATCGGTGATCCCCACCTTCATTAAGTGCCTTACGTGCGTCCATCATGTTAGTTAAAACACCGTGGATACGTTGCCAAAACGAGCGCAGGGCAAAAACATTGTGACGAACTTCAATTTGCTCGTAGAAAGGCGGCTTAGCGTTTGCAGAGCGCTTTACCTTCTTAAGCATTGTAAATATTCCGCCTTCAGAGCGTTCACCTTCCTTGTTCTGCGCAGTTTCAAGCATCATGTATGTAAGAATCTGTTCATTCATGTGCGCCATTGCAGAGAAGTCGGTAAACGATCCGCCAACTGTCTTAAAGTCTCTAAACATACGCACTCCGTCAGCCTTACGACGTACACGCATGTCAATCTTACCTTGCAGGACAACCTCGCCGTTAAGTAACGGCATCTCGATTATCTCTTCAGTAGAAATCATTTCTAGCTCAGCATCAATTCCATTTTCATCAACCCACTGTAGGTAACCTTCAAGCATGATGCGCCCGAGCTCTGCTTCAGAGTCTAGGTCGTATGTATCTCTAAAAGATTCCTCAAGAATTAGCTTATCTTTTACAACAAGTTCAGAGTGAGCCTCTAGAAGTGGGATGCCCTTGCCATAGTACATATCAAGAGCTTCGTGAACACGAGAGCCAAGCGCAAGAGCGCCTGTCATCTGTTGAGTTCTAGGTTGTAGGCGACGGTAGTAGCTAAGCCACCATCGTCTGCGACAATCCTTAAAGGTTTGGATCTCGGAGTTTGATATTCTTATTGGCTCGGTCATAGTTTTCCTGCCTTATCGTCCTTGAGTAGTGAGAGAAGCTTGTCCTTGTCCTTTACGATCTGTTCAAAGTTATCAGCCTTAGTTGACAAGACCTGGATAACTCTTTCCTCGATAGAACCATCGGTAACATAATCTGTGACAATAATTGAGTCATGTATTTCAGATCCAATGCGGTGCACGCGGTCAAGCGCCTGCTTGTGATCTACAAGTGACCACGGACGTTGCAACATTACTAAACGACGAGCCGCGGTAAGTGTAATTCCAACACCGCCAGCCTGTGCTGTAAAAAGTATCCACTTGATCTTGCCGGATTGGAAATCGTCAACCGCTTGTTGACGCTCATCTTCATCCTGAGCACCAGTGATGAGACCATGTGGAATCTTAGCCTTAGTCATTTCTGCACTAAGTAAATCTATAAGTTGTCGTGATACCGCACATACTGCAACTGAATCATCACCAAAGTCTCCGTTTGAGATGTCATCCATAAGCGAGTCAACCTTGCAGGAAGGCTCAGCAAGAATCGCACGCATCTCGCCAGTTTCTTCGTTTACATACATCTCTGCGTATGAGCTTGCAAACTGTAATAAGCGAATTGTCTGTGTTAGTGCTGAAGGTGCGGTAATTGCCTCGCCGTCCTCTAGCTCTGCAATCATCGTGTCACGCATCTGGTCATAAGCTTTCTTTTGCTTTGTAGACATCTCAATATCACGACGTTCAAACATCATTTCGGGTAGCCAAGGCAACACCTTAGCCTTAAGCATGCGTCGCATGCGTGGATTTACAGTCGCGTAAAATTCTTCCTCCATGTGAGGCTTTACACCTAGAACCATCATGCCGCCAAAGGCATTCAACATTACGTTAACCATGCGGTCAACCCAACGGGTCTTGCTTGGCCACTCTTCAGGCGATAGCCAGTGAAGGATTGACCATAGATCTAAGACGTTGTTGGCAATAGGTGTCCCTGTTAGAGCAAAGCGAATATCTGCGTTTCCTGTTGCGGCCCATAGGGCACGAGACTGCTTAGATTTTGGCTCCTTAGAGCGATGGATCTCGTCTGCAACTACAGCCTTAAAATCAATTGCATTAAGTTCTCGCCTGTGAACCTCACAGCGATTTATGGTAACCTTCTCGTCATGCCCGCCGCATTCCTGACACCGCGCAAGGGCGATGGAGCCATAGGAAGCAAGTCGAGAATGCGAGCGCAAGGACTCCCAGTTAATAACATATACATCAGCCTCTTCCTCAAACACCTTACGTCGTTGAGTTGCTGATCCCTTAATAACTTCTACGTCAACTCCAGGCCACCACATATCAAACTCGCGCTTCCAGTTTTTCTTTAATGTGTTGGGGCAGACGATAAGAGCAGGAAATACATCTTCCCCGTCATCTTGAAGCTTCTTTAGTGCTCTAATTGCCTGGGCTGTCTTGCCAAGACCAGGTTCATCCGCGAGCAATGCTCTACGGGCTACTGATAAAAATTTAACGCCTGCTCGCTGGTGTGGGAACAGGTCCTCGTTGCCCTCTTCCAGGGTTTCTAGGTCACGAAGTTCGTTCGCCGGGGTAATACGTGTTGTAACTTCGTTGGTTGCCCAAGCGGTTAATCTAGGTCCAATATTAAGGTCAGTCTTGAAGGTACTGCGCAGTGCTAGGCACGTTGCCCAACTTGTAGGCACGTTCCAAACCTGAGTTTTTGCATCCCACTTTGCACCTGGGATACTTTTACAAAGCTCCTTAAGACGCCACTCAGTATTGATAATTACGTGCTTGCCTGATTCGTCAAGCTCTACTTCAACTGGCACTGTTTGTCACTCCCTTCGTCATTATTTTGCTATACTAACAGGATTCTACAGAAAATGTTTATCATTTCTGCTTAGTATCTACTTATTTTATTGTAGGAGTCTTCTAGGGATCCATCCTAGCTTTACGCACTGTAATAAGGCATGTCGTATCGCGTCAAGTGCGTGTCCTTCACCGCCCTTATGCCAATATTCCAGCTTCTTAAGTTTAGGATTATCAAACATTGCCTTTGCGTCAGCAGGTGATTGAAAGTAGATGTCATCTGCACTTCTTCCTGCGTCCATAAGACATTGTTTTAGAATACCAATTTGCTCGAGGCTATATGGAGCCTGCGTCTTTTTAGCAGTCTGAGCGTTAATGATAAAGCGCTCGCAGACGATAACTACGTCAGGATACTCGACAAGAGTTTCTCGAATAGGCTTAGCGTATTCCTCCTGTTGATATTCTCCAGCCCAGACTAAGACAGGTTCCTGTCCTCTTTCAAACGAGAACAAAGTCATGCCTGTTGCCTTGCCTGGGTCTACCGATAAGATCATCTTCACTAGTATTTCTCTCCCCAGTTTTCCATAGGACCGTCAACACCGGCTGTAAGCGGAACTGCCCAACCTTCAGTGGTAGTCATGCATTCCTTAACTATGCGCTTGATTTCTTCAACGTTATTACGCGGCGCGTTGAGAACAATTTCATCGTGCACAGGGACAATTAGCAATTCGGTAAGATCTGCTTGATCTAGCTTTACAAGGTTCTGCTTAAATATCTCAGCAGCTCCTCCTTGAGCTAAGTAGTTAAGTAATGTGTAAACTCGATCTTCATCACAAGGAAGTCTACGACCTGTCCATGTATGAACATACCCTTGGCCTTCTGCCTTGAGACGACGCATTCCTACATCTTCAATTTTTTGCTGAAATCCGGTCATGCCTGGGAAGCGTGTGTCAAACTGGCTGACTACAGTCTTCATTATGTTCTCTGGTACACCTGCGGTAAGTGCCTGCTTTGCAACACCTGCTCCGTAGAGACGACCATAGATCATTCCTTTGATGAGACCTCGTCGCTTGTCTGAACGCTGAAAGTTTGGATCACTGTATACTTCTTTTCCAATTTCAGTAAACGGGTCTGATCCAGTGAGGTCTGCCTGATGAAACATGCCGATAAGGTTTGGGTCTTCTGTGAGAGAGGCAACCATTCTAAACTCAACCTGGTCAAGGTCTGACGTAACAATTACATGATCTTCGTCCTTTGGGATAAACGCACGACGAACAACGTCATCACCCTTAGGTAAAGTCTGCAGCGCCGGGTTTTGAATTGACATACGTGAGGTGCGAGCGCCAAGTGTTTTAACAGATGGGTGCACAAAGCCGTTGACGTTATCGTTAAGAAAGTTGGCAAAGTAGGTATTAGCAAGCTTATCTGCCTTACGCTGCTTTAGCACGATTTCAGCCAAAGCCTTTACCTCATCATTGCCCTCAATGGTAAGTAGCTTGAGTTGATCCTTTGAAGCTGATTTTTGTCCCGAAGGTGTAAACTCGTTTATCTCTGCGCCAAGTGATTCTAGCAAGCGCACTAGTTGAATGTTGCTGCCAATAGAAACTCCGTTGTATTTTTCCTTAGCCCATGTCTTAACTGATCCCGCGTATTCTGTCAACTCATCAAACTTCTTCCTTGAGTAGTCAAGGTCGATACGTGCGCCGTTAATTTCCATGCGAGTAACAATGCGACGTGTTGCCATCTCTAGCTCGTATGCTCTGTTGTATGGACCGTCAGGGCCACACTTTTCATAAAACTTTTCCCACAGGCGCATAGTTAAGATGCAGTCTAACGCACCGTATGCCCAATAAGGCTGAAAATTAGTAGGAACAGTTCCCCATGTCCAACCGTTAGTTGCTAACTCTGTGTCTAAGGTATCCTGCAAGGCAACCGCACGGCCGTCAATATACAAAGCTGCAAGACGCTTTAACGCACCAACACCAAGCGGATCAATAATGTGCGCCATAATCATTGTGTCGTGCGCGCGATGCCAAGGCAGCTTCCAGCGCGATTGAATATCAAACCATCGAGCTTCAAACGCGATGTTGTGGCAAACAATTTGTCCATCAAACTTATCCATAGCTTGATAGAACGCACCTGCCCACTCTTCCCATGACATTGCCCACGCTTGTTGACCATCGCCAACCTGCACTAGACGCAGGCGTCCGTGCCAAGGCGACAGTGCGTCCTTACGTTCACGCCCTGGATACTCTCCAGTTTCAGTGTCAATCGCAATTGCGTTGTGAGGACGACGCTCGCCAAGCCAGGTTAAGAACTCACCTGCTTTTTCAACGCTATCAACAAGGTGAAGTTTTACATCACCTAATCCTTCAATTGTCATCTACGTCCTCTGTTATTACTACCTCAATGTTACATTTCTTAAAATAGTCTACTGTTGCATCCGGCAAACGATGAGCCGCCCGCGTTCCAATTCTCATGACAACGCGCGTAATACCAGAGTTAGAAATTAACTTTGCGCACTGATAGCATGCTGCGTCTGTTATGTAGATGGTACCACCTTCTACGCGAGAACGATCAACGTATAGCAACGCATTTGACTCGGCGTGAATCGACGGGCATGAATCATACGTGTTATCAAGTGCAGTTACTCCCTGCGCGCGCGGGCACCAGTCGATACAGTCTCCTTCAACTGGGAACAAGGCGGCAGGACCGTTGTAACCCGTCGAGCTTATGCGTTGATCCTTAGACACAACAACAGCTCCGATGTGAGCGCGACTACAGCGAGATCTCTGCGAGATTGTATCTGCAACTTGCATCCAGACATCGTCCCAGGAAGGACGACTATTCATCTGTCCCACTAAAAAGTGATGTTGTAAGAATTTTTGACACTAAATTTAGCGCGTCCTTCTTGCTAAAGCCCGCGGCTCTAAGCTCAACATACATCTCATGGAGTTGCACAGTTGCCTCACGCAGGGGACTTTCATTGAACCCCTCTAATTCATTACTCACTACGTTCTCCTTTCTGGTTTGCCCATAGTTGATCACATCTTCTAATGTACTTATTCGTGACGCCAACTGCAAACTCTATTGCCTCAGATGATACTTTGTACATCACATTATGCTGCCCTGGGGCAAGTATTTTTCCCCAGTAGGGAGCTAGTTTCTTAGCGAGAGGAGAAAAGCTGTCGGAAAAAGAGTGGTCGCTAACAAGAAGAGGATTATTATCTTCAGGGTGCATCTGAAGTCTATCCCACATCTGCGCAATATCTTCATCTGGCGTTATAGTCTTTGCAAAAACCTTGTTTGCAAAGTTATTGTTGACACGTTCGTGCACGTCCTTGCGCGCCTTAAATCTCTTTAAGCTTGTATAAGGTAGATGACATATTAGCCAATCTTCCTTACTAGACGCAGCAACTGTTGTATCCCATAGTTCCCAGAACTTGCCGTCGCCATACTTAAGTTGATGCTGCCCGGCGTCAACAAAGTCGCCGGAGTTGTTTTTTACTAATATCTTTGACGGAACCCTAAACTCATGTAGAAGCTTCTCGTTTCGTTTAACCTGCTCGTGAAACTCGTCGCGGTCTACCACGTGGTTAATAGACGTGACGTAGTGATTGACAAGTTGATAATCATCTAGTCTAGTATCGATAAACCCAGACGGCACTATGTAGTTTTCCAGCTGCATTGCTATGGCATTCCACCTAGCGTCTAGACTTGACAGATGATCCCTTATGCTTTTTCTAGTAGGGCTAACCAAAAATTCATCAGCGTCAAAGATAAAATTCCAATCAGGATTTTCCTTGTTACTAATGTCAAGAAGAATGTTAGTTAATGCTTCCTGGTCAAACAGCGTGTCCTCGTAGCGAAATACCTCTATTTGATCTGGCCATACCTTTTGCAACTCAACAAGACCGTTTTTAGTGTCGTCTGTGCTCGAGTGGTCAATGACAAATACCTTGTCAACATGGTAAAAAAGTGCATGCGAAATAGATATACCTAGTAAAGGCCACTCATTTCTCGCAATGACAACTCCGTGAATTTTCATCGGCTCTTGATAGCCTTAATCATCGCGTTGGCATACCATGCCTCAAAAGGATGTAGTGCACTAAGAAGCATAGGGTCTTCTCTGTGCGTTGCAGCTGTTAATGCAGACATCGCGCGATCTCGTACCTGTTGCCAGTTTGCGCCCGTGATGGCAGGTATATTTTCATAACGCTCAGTTGTGTGCTTTAGATTTTCTGCGGTCTCGTAGTGTTGCTCGTAGATATGAAGAGATCCAACGTGATGCGCATACGTGCCAGGTGCAATATCTAAGACTGACGCCATGGCAATTTGCACACGTGTAAACTGGAAGAAGTCATACGCGGCGCCTAGCCATACGTCGTTTGAGCGCATGTAAACGCTCATGTTAAGTTTGTTATCACGGATTCTAAATTGGTGCAGGATTGTGCATGGGTAATCACGCTTCTCCGGGAGTAGATCTAGCTCAGGGTTCCAGATTGTAACCACTGCCTGTCGTGAATCAGGATCCTTCTTAAGACGCTCGATAACTGGTTCATACTGGTTCTCTGTGCGTGCGCCGTATGCTCCATGAAATATGCCGTTGTCCTCGGCGTAGTTCTTAAACATCGGACCTACCTCGATAACAAGCTTAGGAGTTGCGGTGCCTGCTAGAAGCTGGCAGGCTTCAACCGCACCAATTCCCGCGACAGTTCCACGACCTACACCTAGCGGAAGCGTGTTGCGCACGTCATCAATACGAATTATTGCGTCCTCAATCTCGCGGGTCTTCATTCCGCGGGGAGCTGCCTCCTTGCCGTATTTAAGAACGTGCTGAACGAGATCAACGTATCCGTTAACTCCGTCAGGTATGTTGATTATCGCAGTATCCATTGATCATCCCTATCTCTCTTGTTAGATAAACGTGTAATAGCCTGGCCGTATTCTTCTTTTCTTGAGTTAAAAAATCGTCTTACGTATTGCGGGTGAGAAGTTACAGAGTAAAGATAGCTAGGTATGTTTGCATACATAAGTCCTTTTTCCGCAAGACGCCCTAATGCAACTATAGGTGGACGACGTAGTGTAGCCCAGAGATCATCAAAGCGCTCTGGAGACATGTCGTTGATGTTAACTATTCCCATCGTCTTCCACTCCTCAGACTCCAAGGCCGTAAGTAAAAACTCGCCGGAGTTTCCGTCAACCGGCATAAATGGAAGCCTAGTCTCCTCGCCATATCTTTTACTGATGTTTCTGGTGTCACCTACAAGAAGCACCCTTGGAAACCTTTGCCCGATGTACTCTGGAAACCTTACAAGATCCTTCACGTCATCCTGAAGCGTCTCTGCACGGCTGATAACCTGTGACGCAAGTCTTGGTATCTCGTCAAATGAGTCAGGAGGGGGAGTTAGTTTCCCGGCAAGTCCCGCGGAGTTTGCGGCTGCTACCGCGTATAGATCTAGGATCTGTTCAAGTTCATGTGCCTGTATGTAATCGTCACCGCGAGCATTAAGACGACGAGTAATAACGTCAAGAGGTTGATACAGCCAAAATTGAGATACACCGCGAGATTTAAGAAAGAGCTCTGTCCAACGCCACCCTGCAACACCAAGGAGACCATATCCATCACCAGAACCAGTCTCAGGGCGTTTAACCGCGGCGTATGTTACCTCGCCCCAATGCCACCGGTCTGCAACCGCAAGGCGCCTTGACCAGTCAACTTTTTCGATAGACGTAACGTAATCCTGTAGAACCCAACGACGCGTCATCTCTTCAGGCTTAGACTTATGGTAGAACTCAATTTCCTGTTTAGGAAACTTCTCGGCAAGTTGCCTTTGTATCTCAGACACAAGGGTAGATTTACCTGAGGCGTCCGTGCCTTCAACTACTATAAACATTCACTACGTCCTTTGTCTCTAAGAAAATTATAACACTAAATTGCTGTCTAAGGGATAAGCTCTATCCTATACACCGACTCGATTCCACGGTCAACATCAGAGGCGTCCTCTAGGAGTCTCTGGGCCACGTTGGTGAGGTATCGTGCGCCGCCTTGGTCGTATTTATACAACGCATCTAGGACAGGAGTTGGCTCCTCGGATACCTGTGCCCAGTGGCGATGTTTCTCAGGGAAGATAATTGCAACGCTGCGGGTAGGGTTACATTCCTCGCAGGGTAGCGAGTCATCCACTAACGTAGATATAGGCATCTCTACAAGACTATATCTTTTTACTAGAGGACACGCCGCGCCATGGAAGATTAAGGACACGCCGATACGAGAAAGAATGTAAGAACCGTTGTCTGTCTTATAAAGCTTAAACTCGATCCAGCGTGTTGATCCACGGCGCCAGGAAGATGACTCACTTAGAAGACGGCCGCTAAACTGTAAAGTTCTAGCGCTGTCTTTAACCTCAAACACTAATTTGTCTCTCCCTGTCGTTTGTCCTGGGTTACTATATCATTTTTTTCCATCAATTGAGTTAAATCTGCACGTAAAGAAGCAATAGTTATCTCGTACTGCATAACAAGATCTCCGATGCGCTGTTGAAGAGCGGTGATAATTAGTTCTGCTTTTTCCATTTAGTGCTCCTGTCTGTCTATTACGTCTATTATGCCTGTAGTGCTAGTAGTTCTGTTGCAAGTAAAGTTTCTTGTCTTACAGCGTCCTGAAGCTGTGTGTCCAAGTTTTCAAGAAACGCAGCATTAGGGTTAGCCTTAGCGTTTTCCTGTCTAATATCTAGTTCAATACCGTATTTAGAATACGCTACAGATTTTTGGTGTGACACAACGATAGAGATTTTTTCTTCGTTACTTATTTCAATAGTCATCTTATACCTCCTCCCGTGTGATTGTTATTGTATCATTGATATTGCTATTCATTCAAGTCAAATCTTGCCTGTTCAAGCACTTGAATTTTCAAGGGTAGTTCAGAAAGTCTAGTTAAAGATACCTCTATTTTTTCTGATAAGCCTTCTCTTGTGTAGAACTCTATTTCTTTTTGTATTATACCTTTTTCTGCATCGAGAACAAGTAGTCTAGTATTGATTACATTTATTTTTTCCTGATTTGTCAACATATTATCCTACCGCACTTACCCACGCTGAGTACCCAGCTGAATTTCCAGCCCTAACAAACATTCTAACCCAAGTATACGTATTTGATGTTGATGTAACTCTTCCTTCAAATATACTAGTCCCGTAGACTGTTGCGGCAGATGCTACTGTATAGGCGTTTGTCGCTGTTGTAAGCGGAGTCCCCGCCGACAGAGCGGCAGCTGAAGCATAGTACTTAAAGTTGCTGTTTACAGCAAACCAGGGTCCAGAGCTAGAAGTGGATGCCTCAACATACACCTGGTAGTAAGCTGCAGCGCTATGGCTTGCATCAACTGATGGCGCACTCCATGACGAACTGTTAAATACAAGGTTAGGAGCTGTTCCGCTTGACGGTGTAGACAGTCCAGTAGGTGCATTTGGTATAGTGGTGACAGCAGCAGTGGTAGTAAAGGTAGCAGTATCTGGGCTTGCGTATGCAAAAGGGCCAGTCTGATCTGTTTTTGTGTACGCTAAAATTTGATAGGTGTACGCTGTGCCAGCCGTAAGCCCAGTTAAAGCCTGGCTTGATACGTTGCTTGCCAAGTCAAATGGTGAACTAGTAATGTTTGTTCCTGCCTGTCTTACGTACAACTTGTAACTTCCAGCGCCTGTTGCGCCCGACCAGCTTATCGTTGCCGTAGTTTGAGTGATAGAACCAGCGCTTTGAGTAGGAGTTGCCGGCGAGGTGTATATGGTTGCGCTCCCAGGCATTCCAACTGTGTTAGAATTTGCAGCTCTAATATAGAGAGTATTAGTGCTTCCAGTTCCTAATCCGGTAAATGTATACGATGTTACGTTTCCTATGGAGGTGTAGGTTGATCCGTCGGTGCTAGATTGGTATGAAGTTGCCCCAGTTATGGCAGACCACGTAACTTCCGCTGATGTTGAGGTGTACGTAGCGCCTTGATTTAAGGAAGGAGCTTGTAGTTTAGTGTATATAGTATTCGTGTCTGGAGAAGCATATGTAAATGACCCGGTCTGACCTGCCCCGGAATAGGCTAATATTTGGTAATAATACGGAGTATTACGTGAAAGACCTGAAGAGATGGTTAAACTTGTAGTTGCCGTGGTGTATGAGTATGGAGAAGACGCAACATTTGTCAACGGAGATAGCGATGACCAAACATATAACTTCCAGCTGCCGGTTGTTCCTGTTCCGGCTGCCCAGCTTATAGTAATTGAGGTGTCCGTTGACGTAGCGCTTTGCGTAGGTGTTCCCGGCGCCGCGGTTGGAGTTCCGGACACGGTTCCCGCCGTGCCGTATAGCGCAGTTGATGAGTTATATGCCTTCACATAGAAAGTATACGCAGTTCCTGTTGTTAGTCCGGTAAATGTATAAGATGTCACATTTCCTACGGAGGTGTAGGTTGATCCATTTGTGCTAACGTAGTATGCAGTAGCTCCGCTTATCGCAGACCAGCTGACAGTTACAGACGTAGCGGCTGTCGCAGAAACGCTTAACGAGGGAGTCGCGGGCGTAGTGTAAAAGGTAGCGGTAGCAGTTGTTGTAAATCCACTAGGAAATGAAGTCCAGCCCTGAACTGTTGCCGTGTAACTAGTATTTGCACTTAAGGCTGCTGTAGTATAAGTAGTAGTAGCTCCAAGGTCTTGTTGAGAAAAAGCGGCAGGAGAAATGCTTAATCTAAAATAGGCGTATCCAACCGACGATATGGTAAAGGTAGCGTTAGTAGCAGTGACATTTGATACCGCTAGGGAAAGAGCGGATGAAGTAAAGAATGTTTTCCAAGCTCCTGCAACTTTTACATATCCGTCAGATACAGTCTTCCAGGCTCCACCTACCTTTACATAGTAGCTTGTAGCAGTCTTCCAGGAACTTGAGACCTTAGCGTAGCTAGCCATTATGCAGTGTACACCAATACAACGTCGCCGTCAGTTCCAGTGGTATCTGATCCCGCAGTAAAAGAAGTAACACACTTAATATTTCTTAAGGCATACCGGCTGTAAAGTGAACCAGTACTTAATTCTGCATAAGTATTTGTAATTAAAATGTTGTTGTTGTTACTGCCGCCTACAACTCCTATTATTGCGTATCCTGAAGTTCCAGTTCCTGCAGAGTTTAAGACTATAGCGCCACGGCCAGTTCCTGATCCAAAACTTTGCCCGTATATACTTAGATTACTGCTAGTGCCTGACAGGTTAGCAGCAATGCTTAAACCTCCAGGTGCGCTGCCAGCTCCTGAGTCCATCGCGATCCCAACTCCTGAAGATTCCCAACTAAGAACTGTTGGAGCAAGAGTCACACGCGGAGCGCCCGAACTTACAGAGGAAAACGATGTGACTGAGTTGGTGCTGATAACGCCAGATGTCAAAGTAGGAGACGTCATAGTGATAGCAGCAGCGATAGTTCCGGCGTTAATTTGAGTTGTGTTAATAGTTCCTGTGTAGATAACATTAACGTCAAGTGATCCGGCATTTATCTTATTTGCGTTAATAGTCCCCGAGTATATAACGCCTGCCGCAAGTGTACCTGCGTTGATCTGGCTAGCATTTACAGTTCCGGCATAGACGATGTTTGACGCAATCGTGCCGGTGCTAATCTGGTTGGCGTTAAGACTTCCAGCATACACAACACCAGCCGCTAGAGTTCCGGTAGAAATTTGCGTTGCCGATATACTTGTTATCGCACTGCTACCAAGAAGAATTGATTTCCAACCGGCGCTATTGGTAATTGTGCCTGACGCCGCGGCTGATGTGACGTTTGTAGCTGTCTTAGCATAGGTAAGTGTCGTAGTTGTAGGCACTGCAATAACTGTGTATGTACCGTTAAATGTTGCGTCTACGGATGTAACTACGATGGACTCGCCGGGAGTGAAGCTGTGCGCGGCCGAGGTTGTCAATGTCGCAACGTTAGATGTAAGAGCCTTGTTAGATACCGTAGAAGATGTTGAAAGAGAGTACCTGTAGATGGCGTTATCACCGTCGGTGTCAAACCAGGTGTCTCCTGCAACGTATGTTCCGCCTGTCGGCACGGTTGTTTGACGATATATCTTGTTTTTTCCGTCCGCCGTGCTTTGCGCTGCTAGAGCCGCAGCTTCACCTGCTGCTGCTGCCGCTGCCGCTGCTGCTGCCGCTGCCGCTGCTGCTGCGATTGCAGTATCTTGAGAAGATACCCATCCAGCAGCGCTGATAGCCGAACCTGAAGATGCCACTGACACAACGTTAGATGCTGTTTTAGCATAGGTAAACGTAGAAGTTGTAGGAGTAGAGGCTACTGTGTATGTGCCGTTGAATGTGGCATCTACCGCCGATACAGTAATGCTTTGACCAATTGCTAGTTCATGAGCCCCGCTAGTTGTTAAGGTTGCAACGTTGGACGTAAGAGCCTTGTTAGATACCGTAGAAGTTGTACCAAGTACGTATCTATAAAGTTTATTTCCATCATCGCTGTCATACCATAGATCATTTTCCTTATACGTTCCACCAGTTGGTGCAGATGTTTGAACATAGATGGTGTTTTTTCCATCAGCGGTTTGCTGAGCGTTTGCATCTGTGACAGGGACAAACTCATCAAGATCTGTGCTGTAGAGTTGGTACTCGCCGGTGTCTGGGTTAAACCAGCCGGTGCCTGGCTTTAAGTATTCTGTTGGCTCGGTGTCGCTAACAACGGTAGTTCCGAAGGATGCCTCGTTAGGTGTTACCGCGTCTTCTTGAATTACCTTTGTTGTTACCGCACGGTACCCAAGCTTCTCAGTTGTTACAACGTTAGCCTTGAGACGTTTTGCAGCAGGCCGCTTCTCAACACGGCGAACGCGTTTCTCAACGTCAACGATAACCTTGCCGATACTCTTACGGCGTCTACGTCTACTGGCCAATCTTGTCAACCTCCGGCTCTGTAACTAGCAGCAGCTCAGTTTCCTCCGGGAAACTTGGTGTGTCTGGGACTGAAACCTTAAATCCTTCAATCTTGCGAACGATTACTGTATCGCGAACCTCGAGATCACTTGCAAGACGCATTCTTACAAATTCGTCTTCAACGATAATTGAGCACCAGTCTCCCGGCACAAACTCGCCGATCTTCGGAGATAGAGATCCGTTAACCTTTACCTTGATGTCTGAGACAGGAGGACGTGACTCTGCGAGGTATCGTTGAGCGTGACCGTATAGCGCGAGCTCGTCTGATTCCTCGCTGCGAGTCTCCTCTCCATCGAGTAGCGGCCAGCCTGCGGCTAACAGATCGGTAGCGGACGCGACAGCGTAAGGCTGGCTGATGTCATCGCCAAGATCTGGGATGTTTCCAACAACAAAGAAGCGTGTTGCCGCGTCCTCGGCAGATTCTTCCATGGTTACGTCGATGATGCTTCCGGGATACTCAAACACAAGTTGATCAGCGCCGTAGCGACTTGGCGGAGAGACCTGTCCCTCCGCGGGAGGATTTGGATAGTCAATAGGTATAAGAACAAATGTGCGTGTAAACGTAGGGATGTCGCCGATGTAGACAAGTTCGCAGTCAATACGATATTCAAAACCATCTACCGTGTCGGAGTACTCGTCTAGTTCCTCGCCGACGGACTTTAGTTCATATCCGCGATATGGATTATTTGGCACGTTCTTACCGCTATACGCATCTGTAGAATATGAGATATCAATGTCAGAGTTGCCAGGAAACGGCCCGTATGTTCCAATGTCCACAGTTGATTGAACAACCGCAGTTCCACCGGTTACCGCTGTCGCAACCATGTCGCTGTCCGCGACATAAACCCTAAACGTCGTGGCGGTTGGCACGTCTACAATCTGATACTCGCCGTCAAATACTATGGTAAGAGAAGTAGGGTCATCTACGCCTGTAAGCACAACGGTGTCGTATTGTGCAAAGCCGTGGGCATTGCTTGTGGTAATCGTTGCGGTAAAGTCGGCAACTGACTTAAGTGTTACTGTTTTAGTTATGTTCTTTACCGAGGACGTTAACGATGATGCAATGGTAAACGTAGTAGCGCTTGGTGTTGCGACTACATCCCACAAACCGTCAAGACCAGCCGACACGTTATAGATTTCTAATGACTGCGTAGGTATCAGGTTGTGAGCAGACACGGTGGTTACGGTAGTTACGCTTGACGGCGCGGTAATAGATGTGATTCGCAGACTAGTAGTAAGAGCAGGCTCTATGTCCGTGTTAGGAAATGAGATGTCGCTAAAGTCCACAAGAATCTCGTCAAGCAGCTGGCGCACGTAGTCGTAGGTGTCAACACGCGCGTAGACTGTTACACCTACGTATGTCCCGTTGGGAACGGACGTGCCGGTAATTGTAAACGTAGCATTTGTAGGAGAGGATGCTATCGTGTAGTATGCGTTATAGATAAAGTCAGAAACCTCTGGAAATATAAGACGCACCGACGATCCTACGGGAAAGTCATACTCCAAGGATTCTAGGGTTCCAGTTAGTGTTCCGCCAGACGCGACGATGGTTGCGCCAAAATCGTGAGTATATGTCTTCCAGATGTTACGGTGGAAGAAGTAGCTGGTAAACTCTGACGCGCTAACACTTAGGTCTCGATCAACAACGTTGTAGTTGCGGTTCCAGATAATTCCACCCCAGACGCACTCGCTATCGCGAACAACGTAGAGTCCAGTTTTTCCCGGCATCGTGCTTTCATATAGGTTCATTGACGCTGTCTCCGGGATAACCGGTATGCTGCCGCCAAAGCTTCCCGCGGCCTTGATGGATCTTTCAAAGGAAACTCCCTTAAAAGGAATCTCCGCAAGTACTTCGTTAGTTAAAAGATCGGTGGTAAAATATCGGTATATGGCCGCGTCTGATTGGTACAGTACCATTTGTTATACCTCACTAAGTAGATTCGTCGTTGAGTACATTGTATACTATCCAAGCCATGCAGAGCGGTAATATATGGTCAAGGACGCAGAGCTTGTCAGATCTCCGTCATCGTAGAAACTAAACACGTTTGCGCCTGGAGCTAGAAGTGTCCACTCCGCAAGAACGTCAATAAGACTGCGCTTGCCGACTGCATCACCGTTAAGCGCAACCTCGTGATCTTTTGTGTCAACCTCAAGAATATCCGCGGTAGATGTAATTGTCCCAGAGCTAGCAACAGATACTACGTTGGTCGCAGTTTTAGCGTAGGTAAGCGTTGTGGTTGTTGGGACAGTTAATATCGTAAAGGTACCGTTGAATGTTGCGTGAACACCGGATACAACTACCACATCACCTGCAAGTAGTCCGTGCGCCGCCGTTGTGGTTAGCGTCGCGATGTTACTCGTTAAGGCCCTGTTAGAAACTGTAGGTGTTAGGACTCCGCGCAACGCGCCGATGATGGTGATAGCCTCGTTGGTTGTCTCGTTAAGAATAGTTGCAGGGCCAACGATGGGACCGGTAACCTCAAACACGACAGGTGAGTATGCGTTTCCTGTGTTTGTAACCGTGCCTGTTCCAGATCCGACAGTTCCTGAATCTTCTCCTGCAATCGTCACCGCGCGATAGCCTAGCTCGTTTCCTTCATACCACTCGTACTTAAGAGGATCTGGAGCACGAAGACCGATTGAAAATTCAGTGCGTCCACGCGCGTTTACAGTTTGAATGTCTGGCCGTCCAGACAGGCGAACAAACGAAGCCTTGGTAGGATTTTCATTTGTCCTTAGCCATCCGCCTACATACACAAGATCTGTCTCCTGAATAAGCTTGTCTCTCGACACTGGAATCAACGACGGATCCGGGGTAAGAAAGACTCCGGTAAGGGTAATTTGACGAGCTTGGTAGCGTCCGCGCACGTCGTAGGAGCCATCGCCCCAACCGCGAGGAATATCGTTTACCTCCGGCTCGGGGTGAACCCACCAGCCCTCAATGTCTGTGCACACCCAGACGACACCGTTTTCGTCTATCGTGTTAAGAACAAGACTACCGATGGAAACATCGGCGTTAAGCTGCATTCCCGTGATCTTAGGAATAGGTAAAGGCGTAAGCCCTAGGTTGACGTACTTGTTTTCAGTTGCCTGCGTTACGTCGTCAAAATACTCACCGACGTAGGACGCGGCCTCAAACATAAATGCGTCCGCATAGAATTTCTTGCTAACCGTGCCAGCCAACGGCTGAACAACCGAGATTGACGCTCCAAGGGCTAATGAAGGCGCTGTCATTACACCCATTAGTCTTATCCAGTCATCACCTGGGGTGTTCTCTAAACCGATTGTGGACGTTGTAGAGATAAGGCTACCGCCTGTTAGGGCGGTGTACCAGCCGACGTTGATTTGGAAGGTCCCGGTCTCTTGTCCTGCAGGTACCTTTACATATCCGGCAACCGCGTATGAGGTAGCGGCGGAGACTGAGATGCGAGATGCAATCACCGCACCTGAGTTTACAGCCGCGGCCTTTGTAATCTCAAGACACGAGGAACCAAAGAAGGCGTCGGTTGTAATACGTGTAATTGTAGAAGACCCCGTGGCAGACCAGCCTGTTGTGTTTGTCTTAAAGGAAGGGTTGACGACTAGGTTATTTCTCGCCATGTTATGCTCCTCCGCGACGAAGTTGGAATGCGATTTGACGTGAAACTATAGACGCGAGCTCTGATTCGTTCATTCCTGGTGAAGGGTAGACGTTGATAGTCATCCCCGCGCCTTGTCCTCCAGAAAGCATCTGAATCATTGCCTTATCACGCTTTGATAGTCCGTCTGGGTCAAGAGGCTCTACACGCTCTGGCCGTCCTGCTTCTGCTATCTGAGCCATAGTTCCACCTGGCGAAGGCATAACAACTCCGCCTTTTGCCAAGCTAGGAAACCCTAGAGTAAAGCTTGGGAGAGTTTTTCCAAGGATGGTTGCCCCTCCAATTTTTAGCTGCTTGCTTGCAACATTTGCGTTCCACCAAGCTTTTGCATTAGCCCATGCGTTCTTTAGTCCACTTGTTAAACCTTCCCAAATGTTGCCAAGGCCATTTCCAATTTTTCCAGGTATTGACTTAACAAAATCAACGATTTGACCAAATCTTGTCTGTATCTCTGTCCACGCGGCGGATAGATTTTTTCCTAGCCATGACCATATAGCAGAACCAACTTCAGCTAGTTTTCCAGGTATTCCCTTAACAAAGGCTACTATATTGTCCCAATTTTTAACTATGGCAAGAACTGCCAAACCAAGCGGACCAGTTAATATTGCAAGCACTAAAGGCCAGTTTGTCTTTAGCCAGTCAATAACATTTCCAATAACATTTTTTATGCCTTCAAAAAGTTTATCTACGGCGTTTCTAAATGTCTCGCTTTTGTTGTACAACAGCGCAAAACCGGCGATAAGAAGACCGATAGCAAGGAGAATAGCACCAACCGGGTTAGCGGCTAAGGCAAGACCAAAAACTCTTAAAGCAGCGCCTGCGCCTTTCAGTGCGGTAACAAACGCGCCGCCAAGCGCCATCGCGAGAGCGCCTAAACCTTTTGCTGCGCCTCTTACTGCCGTGACTCCCAGCGTGGAAAGTTTTGCCGTGAACTTAGACGTAGTTAGCGTAGCTAGTGATTCCTTGCCTATGAGAAGTCCAACTCCACGTACCATGAACAATATGTTGCCTGCTACAACCTTAAACCCGAAGGCGGCAGCTCCGAACGCAAGACCAAGTGCGCTAATTGCTCCAAAAATCTTAGATAAGAAGTCAAATGCTGTTCTAACCGCCGGTATCGCTAAGAAGGTATTTAACGAGCTTAATAGTTTATCAAGGGTGTTAAAGAACGCGGTGATACCGCCAGAAGAAGCCGTAAGCTCTGCAAAACGCACAAGCGACGTTATAAACTTTGCTAGCGAAGGTCCTCCCTTGTTAAGTTCTGTGAGAAGCTTTCCAAAGGAAGGTGCAGCTGTGCCCAAGGTGTCCCAAAACTTCTTAATATTAGGGTCCGCACCAGCCTTAAGAATTTCCTTAATAAACTTACCTATGCTGCTAAGAACTGCCTTAGAGTTTTCAGCCGTGCCCTTGAAGTAATCAGATAAAGCGGTTTGGCCCTCAACGCTGCCGGAGAACGCCTCGAACTTTCCTGTCACCTCCTTGAAGTAATCAAGAAGTATGTATCCGCCGCCGCCAGGAGTGAAGTTTGCCTTAACAATGTTAGTTATGCCGCTTATCGCATTACCAAAGATTGTGCCAATCTTAGCCGCGATGTCGCCAGCCTTATCAAACATCTTTTGAAGTTCACCGGTTGCCTGCTTAGTATCAAGGTACTTAGCCCAGCCGGCTGTCTTACCTTCTAAGAACTTATTAAACTTTGCTGCTAGAGGCTGAGCTGAGATAAGAACAGAAAGGAACGAGTCGTATAGGTTGCCCGCAGTTCTTGCGTAGCTTTGTATATTAACACCGGCATTTTTAATAACCTGTTTTAGATCACCGATATTCTCAATATCAGTAATTGCCTTGGTGATACTTCCAAAGGCCTTGCCTATGCTGTTTCCAAGATCTACAAGAACTGGTTTTAGCTCTGGGAATAATTTAGTTCGAAGTCTTTCTAGTCCGGATTCAAGCTGACCAAATAGCTTACTGCCTAGCGCATCGCGCAGATCTTTAAGTGAAGGCATAAACGTGTTAACCATGTAGTTAACAAATCCTTGCGCCTCCTTAGAGAGACCGGCCATTGAATCAGCAAATGCTGTATCTGCAGATCCACCTTTTTTAGCCTTCTCGAGAGCATCCTGCGCATCTTTCTGCTCACGTATAGCTTCAATTTGTCTTTTCTCAGCTTCAAGATAGGTTTCTGTTTGCTCGTACTTCTTAGTACCTGCAGCCTCGGCCGCGTCTCCTAGGCGTTTTTGCTCTGCGGTAAGATCTGAGTTACGGTCCTTAGCCTTGCGAAGATTAAGGTCAGCTTCTGCAAACGCAAGTTTTGCCTCGCGGCGTGCGCGAGAGTTAGGAGGCAGATCTGCCACACGTGCTAATGTTTCACGAGCTTTCTCGAGCTCGATGGCAGCTTTACTTTCACTGATAGCTGCGTCCTCAACGTCAAAGTCAAGTTGCTGGACTTCTTCTGCCGCAGCTGCAGTTGCCTTTGCAAAATCATATTGAGCTTCTACAACTCGCTCTGTTGTGAGAGCAAGACGTTTTAATGCTGCGTCCTCAGCGGTAGTGTCTTTTACTGATCCTTTACGCGCTTTACTTCCTGCGGAAATTGCCGCGCCTACTCCCTTAAGAGCGGCCATTAGACCTATTCCAGCTATGCCAATAGAAGTGAGTGCGGTGGCAAGCACGACAGCGGAGGGAGCAGCGGCAAGGAAGGCAGCGCCCAGGGAGACAACTCCGCCTACAAGAGATCCTATGCTAGAAAGTAGCGTCGAGATTAAAGGGCCAAGCGTGTAACCTGTGCGAACAAGAGACTGGAATTGTTTTCTTGCCGCGAAGGCTTGCTTGTCAAAGTTGCTTAACCCGCGACTCATAGCGCTTCCGGCACCTCGCCCAAATCCGCGGGAGAATGTCTCTCCTACAGACTTGCCGTCTTTATTAAGATCAATTCCACTTGCTGCCTTGCGAACATCATTTTCAAAGCCAGTAGTTATAGCCTTAACAACTATATAGGCGTCTCCGACTATTGCCACTTACTCACCTCCTTTCTTTTGATAGCATCTGTTACTTAGATAATGGTTCGTCTAGGGCTTCGCCAAATGGTTTTGTCATCGAGGCGTTTACCGGAGTTGCCGGGACAAACGACTTTGTCGGTCCTTTTAACGGATCAAACGGAACTACAGTTTTATTCTCAGGCTCGTCAATAGAGTAGTCTCCCTGAGCAGATCCACTAGATGTAGTTCCTGAGGTGCTATACTTGTATGGATGCCCATAGAAGTCTTGGTAGATAATCTCTCGTGCGCTACTGCGAGCATCGGCTTCTTCCTTAGAGGCATGATGGTTATCTTCTTCAAGAAAGAAGTGAATAACATCTAACATGTCAGATGCCTCCATTTCTTTTAGATTAAGTCCGTTCACGAGTGCTTTTCCATTTACATATGGCCAGAGGTCAATCCCCCAAGTTAGGAGACTTCTGGCTCCCCTTCCGGGCGACCTGCGTACACCTCAACAAGCCAGCCAGAGATCTCGCCAAGTGTTTCTACTGTAACGATCTTATCTGGGTGGTTAAGAAGAGTGTCAAATCGTTTGTAGCTTTCCTCTAGAAGAACTTGTTCAAAGAACATTGTAATTGTTCTTGCAGATTCTGCTGGATCTTCGCTGCTTGCGCGAGAAACAAGATCAAGAAGAGCCTTTCCTTGAAGTTGCTCACGACAAGAAAATTCTTCATCGTGTAGCTTAAAGGTTACCGGCTCTTTTTCTCCAGCACTTTTACCAGAGCCAAAGTCTTTATACTTAGTCATTTTTTCTTCCTCCGTTTTGCGTTTGTGTCTTTATCAAGGCGTTCGTGCCTTAATTCTAGGTTATCTTATCAAATAAAGGTTATCGGCGAGGAACTTATTAGGCTTAGTTCCAGGATGTCTTACAGAGCGTGCGTACACTATGCGACCTCTAGAACTAAATCGAAGAACCTGCGCTCTGTTAGGAGTAATAATATGAGGTCTAGTTCCTTCGTGGTGCATTAGGGCGTATCTAAGTGGCGACCCGATAGTCATACTTTGTCCATACCCTGCACGTGACTGCGACATACTTATAGAGTTTTTTAACCGACCGGTGTCAACGCCAACCTGAGCTTTTGCAGCGGCAACAATGGCGCGGCCTCTAACATACATGTGACGTCCAACTGGACCGTATGGGTCGTTAAGAGTAAAGTCTAAAGTAACCTTACGAAAAACTATGTTCACATTACTAAAGCTTATGCCTACACTTCTACCTGGTGATACGCTAGCTCTTCCTACGCTACCCATCCGACCGACACGTCGCGCGGCACGCTGACCTGCAGCGATTAGCGGGCTGTCGCGTATTATTCCAAAAAGTGGCATTATGGAACAGCCATGGTTAACTGCATAGCGGTTGTCTGAAAACCACCGTCAAATCCTGAGCTATCTGCCGTGGCAATTACACCTAGGCCAAACTCATCTGGCTCCCACTGATCTAGTCTATTTAGTAGACGCATAAATAACCACGCGTCTACGACAGCCGCCTCGGAGCCTTCTTGAATTTTATCTCCAGAAGGAGCTTTTCCGTTCTGCCCGACGACAGGAATTTCACGCGATATAGAAATAGTAAGAACAGCGCTTCTCGGCATGGTGGAGCGTTGAGGTGTGCCTGCCTGGTCGCCGGGAGTACCTAGGTACATTTGCATGAAGGAAACAACTAGCTGCTCGCAGTCAATCGCAGGCTCGCCCACGGTCCAAAACCTACGAGAAGGTAGTGGAACATTATTTTCTTCAAATACTTCAACTGTCTTCTCAAGTACTCTATCAAGAAAGACCTTGAGGCTTAGGGCATCTTCGGAAACCATGGAGACGTCTGTTATTGGCATATTAGTCTCCTTAGTTGTCTAGTGTATACGTAGGTGTTGTAGAGGTACCAAGTCTAAGTGAAAGATTACCAGACGCAATATATACAGTTTCTGTTCCTCTTACTGCATAGAGATCCCAAGTTCCTGGATCAACAAATCCTGTGTAGGCATACGCATCTGCGTAGGCAACTGATAAGGTTAGTGTGTCGCGAGACTCGTTTGTAACAAGCGCGGTTCCCGTGTCTGCACCGTATGCAACATCGTCCGCAACCTTGGCATACATAAACTTAGTAGTTGTAGGAACATCGCTGATGTAGTAAGAGCCGTTAAAGGTTGCATTGATACCTGAGATTGTCACGTAGTCACCCACTGAGAACCCGTGCGCAGTTGACGTGGTGATAATTGCCATGTCATCGGCAAGCTGCTTGTGAGAGACTGACTTAGAGATATCAGTGGTGATGGTGTTTATAGACACTGCACCTGAGCCTAGGTCACTTGTCTTAGTTCCACTATAGTTCGCAATCTTAAGGGTAGGCACCCATGTGTCATCTGTTACTAGGAACGCGGCATTTATGTAGTCAATGTTTACATCAAGTGTTCCGCCGTTATTTCCTGTGATGACCATATCAAGAACACTTGGAGCAAGTGAAAGAGGCTTAGGAACGTGACGACGAGCACGAGGAAGATCTGGAGTAAATATGCGTGCCTTTGCGCGTGCCTTATCTGGGTTGGTAGACTTTAAGAATAGATCTACAACGTATAGGCCGGTGCGAAGCTCGTCAATAAAGTCCTGGTTATCAAGAACTGTATACGACACGCCTTGGCGAGAGATAGAGGTAACACGCTGTGGTAGTGCACAGTCATCATCTCCTGACCAGAGCTTAATAAACTCTGTGGCAAGAACACGGGCTGCCGCTACACCGGAGGCAGGAGGCGGAGCGCCATATGTATATGTAACCTCGATGTTGCAAGGTGCCCAGGAAGTGCCGGCACGCGCCTGAAGTGTAGAGTGATCTACTAGATAGTAGTTAGAAGGATCAACTATTGTTCCGGTGCGGTCACGGACAGCGTCAATCTTTACAACAGGACGCCCACGCAGGCGTAGACGGGTTGATGGTGACATGCCGTCTGTAGTTAGCTCGGCGTAGTCGTCAAATTCATCAAAAGGAAGGTTATACATGTCACCAGCAACGAGCTCTGGCGTGTAGTTGCGAGAAGATGCGCCTAGGCGATACGCGCGAGACGCGCATACATATTTTTCAGTAACTGTTGTGATTCCACCATACTTGCGACCGGACATAGACCATAGAAGTTGAGATGCAGTTTTGACAGCTTCATACGCGTATTCATGATCTGCGTAGGAATCAAGTTCTTCAACGTTAACCCAAAGGTTTGACACTTATCTATCCCGTCTAATCGTCGTTAGTGTATATCTTAATAGAGGAGCGGCATGCCTGTGTTGGTGGTAACACATCGGCATGCCGCTCACATTCTATTATTAAGAGGTTGGATCCTCGGTAGACGCGAGGATAAAGTCTACAGCGTTATCAGCGTTATAGTCTTCGTTTCCAGGAACGTTATAAGCTGTTGTTGAACCTTGTGAGGTAAAGTCTGTAACCTCACGTGAGTTAGTGGCAACAACTGCTGTGCCTGAAGCTGCAGCTGAAGCAATAGTTCCAGATGCTGAAGTTGTGTACGTAAACGTTGTGGTTGTCGGAACAGTCAAGATTGTGTATGTTCCATTTAGCGATACGTTTGCAGATAGAAGACCTGCAACTACTACAGAGTCGCCAACTTCAAAGGTGTGCGCTGCCGATGTAGTTACTGTAGCTGTAGTTCCTGTACGCGCGACGTTTGAAACAGTTTTTGAGATCTCTGGGTGCCATCTGTAGAATCCCTTGCGACCTGTTGGAGCCCAGCCAGCACGAGCA